GGCTTCGATAAACTTAGTCGCCCCAATAAGTTGGGATGCGGACATACCCAATGTGCAGTCCATCACCTCAGCCACCTTGGACAATTCAGTCCCGGGCTTAGGATCATCGCCGATCCAAGAGGCCTCTGATTGATCATCCACCAACACGTTCTCTTCATCGTGTGTGATGGGGTCGCGAATTTGCTTGTACTTAAGCTTAATGGATTCAATCTCTTCCATTAGCTTGTCAAGCTGCATGTGAAGGTTCATGTCCTTAGCAAGGTTCGGCACGGGCGTCAAACGAGAGACTACCAGCGAAGACGAAGACAACGTCGTAGCCGGATAGCTCATGGTCCAAAGACCAACGTAGTCCTCGGCGGTACACCTCCAAACTTGGTAACCTCTGACGTTGTTGGCGCCAGCGTCGACGAGTTGATTAGAATAATCAAGCGCCCAGTTTGAATTAGCGAGGGAAAGAGTATTAAGCCCTGACCCAACGTAGGTATAACCGATGAGAATACGTTCACCAACCGTGGAGGGAGGCGTGACAAAAGTGTTACCGAACCACGTCATGTCAAGTGAGTTATTCCTGATAGAGGACGCAGTTCCGAAGAAACTGGTAGGACCGACACCGACACTCGAAGAAAGTTCAGTGCTTTGAGCCGAATATGCTGTGGCTTCCGAGTTCAAACAAGGAACGAAGAACTCCACATCGTATAACAAGTACAAATTCCCGACCGGATTACCATTGGTATTGTCGGAGAATGATGAAGCTTGTATGATGAGGATGGAACCAGCATCCGTGAACCGAATGTCTGAACCCCCAGGATTGACATAGAGGTCAGTGAGTGTTTTACCTTGTGCGAAGACGTACTCGCCTCCTTCCCAAACCTGATGGGCGCACGAGCCGGCGATAGCAGACGCGTTACGGACGTTCTGCAATCCGCCATTACTGACCCAAACGTTAGCTGGATCAGGGTCAATGCATCCGAGGATCTGTCCGGTAACGGTAGCGTTTTCAACAGGGACATACACAACTTTAAAGTTTGTAGCTCTCCAGCGACTCCATAAAGGAGCAAGTTGCGCAATGCGAGTGTTGGCAAGGACAGAGGGTTGTAGACGAATGTCGGCAAGGATGTTGCCGACAACGTTATTCGACGAGTTTATGGTGAGTTGCTTCAAGAAATCCCCGCCGCGAAGACGGAGACCATGACCGTGAATCTTATCATGGGCACCCTCATAGAGAGATGGTTCCATGAACCTCATATGAATCGACTCAGCCAACCCAACCATACCTTCATCCCTGTACTTAGAAATAGCAGGGCCAAGGAACTTCATGGGCGACTTTTGCTTCAACAAAAAGGGCATCACGTTACTACCATGTAGGATCATGTCAAGACCATGTTCCCACCACTCTTTCGATTTCGACTCAGCACCTTGTTTCTGCAGTTTATGAACCGCAGTCACGAGTGCCTTTGTTGCCTCCAACCACTGAGGAGGAGGACTCTTCACATGCTGCTTAGCGAGCTTCGCAACATGCTTAACCCCAGCTTTAACTAGAGAAGTAGCTTGGGGCGCCCGGACTTTCACCGGGACTTTCTGAGACTTCAGTTTTGTTTGCTTTGGCAGCATCTCGGCATGACCGATAGAAAGTAGGATGAGCAGTAATAGCATAACAAATATAACAGTGAACCAGTTACCAAGATACCTGGCCGAGCGATAGAAGTGACCGCTAGCAGAGAAGCCGAGATTGTAACTCTGACGGGCGACACCATGATCCGAACGAATTGCTTCATAAGGGAAAATAGGTTCAAGCTCAGGGAGAGAGCTAGTGTCAGAGGAAACTTCAAGTGAATCAAGAAGTTCCGCTTGCAGCTGAGAATGCCATTGGTTAACCATATCCGCGAGGGTTCGCGGACGCTCGCCGTTTGGCCCGGGCACGGGCTGGCCGTCACGAAAGTAATGAATTTCACCATCGTTCCAGCCACCTGGAACGACAGCGTCGTCAAAACGCTGCCAGTCAACAGGAGGTTCTTGGGCCCACATCTGATGATTTAGGGCTAACACTGAGTCCTCGTCCGTCGGGTCGGGCTCGGGGACATAACCTTCCAAAACCTCATCGTTAAAATGAAGAGGAGGGATGCACACTGATACGGAATGCTGACGAATATGATGTGTCCTAACACCTGTAAAGGCATAAATCAACTCGTCTCTGCACGCCTGCTTTGGCAAAGCTGCACGGATGTCTTCAACAGAGATAAACTCCTCGTCGTCACCACGCTGAGCTTGCAAAACAAAAGTGTTGGTGATCTTCTCAAGATCAGGTTCGACCCCGCCAAGAACATCGTTGAGGTAGGCAAATCTCATAGCTGAGACGTACTCAAAATTCTTGCCTTCCATACAAAATTCTCCAAGCAGAGAGAGCATCGCTTCCCACAAATAGGTCTTCGTAGCGTCTGTACTCTTAGTGGAATAAAGAAGATTAGCATACATTTTTCCTGGATTTGAGCAACCAGCAAAATAAATACCATGTCGCACTTTATGGGCAACTTTACCGAGGAAGGACATCCCCGAATTATCGCCAGGAGTATCAAACTCCTCCATCTCCTTGATGACAACACCAAGTTCAAGCATAAGAGAGCGGTACTTTGCCATGTCAAGCCTAACGTTTTGACCCCAAGCGGAATCATCACCGTAAAGCTTAACAAGGAAAGAACGTATCTGATCTTTAGTATAGCCTAGACGTAGCCATACCACTATTTTGTACACAACGTGGAAGAAAATATTGAGGGCCGTGGTGATGGGCATGCCCGAAGGCAACCCAGCGAGTTTCCACCACACCTTACCGTTTTCATCGACAACCAAGGACCAGTTAAGAGATTTTCTAAGGTATCTCTTAAAATAAACCCACCGAGGGTGGCGTTTATCGCGAGGATCCAGAAGGACCTCTTCAAAGAAATACAAGAAGAATTCGAACATAAAATCTCTATGACGCGAGTCGAACTTACTCGCGTCGTCGGTATAACGGAAGCGGAACTCTTCGAACTTTTTGTGGAAAGTATCGAAGTTACCCCCATGCATGTTCCAGCCATAAGCGCTCCACCTAGGGCCTCGACGGTCATGAGGATCCGGATTCTTAGAGCGCTCACTAAAATCGTAGAAGATCGTTTTGAGAAATTCTTCGAAATCTGCGGGGAAACATTGGACGCCGCGGTAATCTTTCGCAAGGAACTTGGAAAATTTAACCGGCTCACGCTTAATAAAGTTGAGCAAAACTGGTGTGTAATCGGCAGTCTTTTGAATCTCCTCACGAACATCAGGGAAGTTCGCGGCGTAATTACCTTTGAGAGGGCAATTAAGCCCCTTGTAGGGCAAGCCGGCAGAAGAGTTTGCGCGCATAGGATACGTCTGCGCCTCGGGAGGGGCAGTCCTATCTGACCATTCTCGGATGCGACACTTACCAACAAGGTCAGTGTACACCCAATCACGCAGGAGTTCGACAAGATCGGAGAGTTGATCTCCGAATGCTTCTACAAAGGTGCGCTTGTCGGACGCAGCCTCAGTAAACTTCAAGAAAGTGTTGTCACAGAAGCTTTCATCGTTCTGATCATTAACTGCAAATGTCCAATCGGACACATTAACGGGGGGAGGGTTCTGTCTGAAATATCGGTCAACCCAAGCGACTCTGTACACAGTGTCGTCGACAACCCTGATGAACTCAGGGCCATTACTATTGAAATTAATCCTAGCAATGGGTTTGTCGATGGGAAAACCATCTTTATATTTTTCAGACAATAACTGTAAAAGTTCTGATCCATACCTGAGAGGATGGAGCGAAACCTCCCCCAACTTTAGTTTAAAAGCATAGAATCGAAGACCGAGACCTTCGAGCTCTCGGCTTTCTGTGCAGGAGTTTGTTTAGCCTCCTGTTTTACAACTGAAGTTGATTGTTGCTTTTTAGCCTTCTCCTTCTTAGGTTTAGGCTGCGCCGGCGTGGGGGTAGAAGCTTTCTTCTTAGCAGCTTCCTCTTCACGCTTAAGCTTGGCGGCGGCTGAACGCTCATCCATCATCTTCTGAAAAGCTTGTACAAGCTGCTCTTGAGTCAAAAACTCAGGAGCTGAAGGCGGTGGAGTAGGTTGTCGAGGCTTGACCTCCTTTCTGAGTTCAGCCAAACGCTCAGTTTGTAAAAACCGAGCGGCCTCTTGGGTCACGGATTCCGTATCGCTGTCGACATCAACCCCCCATTCAGGAATAGGGGTGTGAGATATCTCATGGATCTCATATTCAAGTTGGCCTTTGGCATTCAGCTTCTGTCTAGAATAACAGTGCTTGACAGCTAACCACTTCTCGGGCTTATTAAGAACAAGCTCGTTCCAAACCGGACCGAAAGGAACACACCGCATAAATTCAATGTGTCCGTTGGGCAACTTAACAAAAAGTTTGTTTGTGGAATCCCTGTAAAGGGTACAAACACCGTAATTGAAAACCTCCTTACCATCGGAGGATTTGACGAAGAGGTTTTTAGGGCCATCTTTATCACGAAGAACCATATGTTTGATTCTGCCTATCATCTGATTGACATAACCAACAGCTTGAGAAGCAACGGCTTCCTGTGTAACGTCAGGGGGATATACCAAATCAGCCAAGTCGAGGGTTGAGAGCTGGGACAACTCATCATTCAAAGACTGAACATTGGCATCATCCAAGGACTTCTCCTTGGCGTTATAATACTCATCGGCGAAAAGCGGGCTCTTCTCATCGAGCGCAACATCACCGCTTGTCGATCGCATAGCACCCATCCATGAAGAGATGAGTATACCGTAGTTTTCGATCCGAGTGGACTCAGAGAGACCACGAGCTCCACCATGGAAACCAAGATAGTAAGTCTTGTTTTCCTTGGCTCTAACGCAGATACCTACGCCAGAGTCGCCTTCAACCAAATGAAGTTTATGGTAGAAAAATTTCGAACCGTCGACTTTTCTCCACTTACCGATTGTCGTATCGGTGAGCTTTGAATTAACAGCACAAACATCCAAGTTGGTGACATCAAAGCCACTAGGTAACTCAGGGACGGAGTCGAGTTGGGAAGGGGCTTTACAGACCCAAACATCACGAGTATAGTCGATCCACTTAGTTTGAGGTAAGTGTTTCTGACCGTCGGCGTCTCTGAAATAATAGCTAGAAGAGCTGTTAGTCATATTGACACCGGCGACTGCCTCTCGATGAACATGTGCCGCGGAAACTATCCCAACTCCGGTGACGTTTGTGGCACCACCGAGGACCGTTTCGTTTCCGAGCACGTCTCTGAAAACCAGAGACAAATAGCACCTCTTAAGGTTCAAAGGTGCTATGTTACGCTGAGGCTGGGCTGCCTCCTGCGTCACCTTAACCTCAGACACGATGACATCATGCTTGAGGGAGGAATTGGAAGTTTCAGTGAAAGGGTTACGGTTGAACAACTGTTCAAGGTAAATATATTCCTCAGAATCCCTCTCAAACGCATTAAGAATGCGCGTACGCAACCAGAGCTCAGTAGGCACCTGCCGCTTAACGCGGTAGGGTTTCATCATAGAGTCATAGAGGAAGTAACCAAATGCGACCATAGTAAGAACAACGGTGATCCAGTGAAAAGCAAGGTAAAGTACCATGAATTCATTTGAAGCAAACGAAGGGGAGACTGACTCAACAGACCATATAGAAAGTCTGTGCATAGAATACCCAAGAGCGCTAGCTGCAATGATGGAAATAAGGAGCGAAGACAAAGCTTCACCCCAGGATTTGGTGACAACATCCTCCGCGACAATAAGAGGCGGGTTAGCGTGCTGCTGAATATGTCGCTTCTTTGCCGGAGAATCCGAAGATGGGGGCAAGGAAGATCTTTTGCCGATAGGTGCGACAATAGCGGTTCCGACCAACCGACTCGGCGGCATAATGGGAAGGGGCGAACCTTTCTCCATTTGTGCTGGGCCCATGTCAAAGGCCTGACTAATGCGCTGAGTAGCAATAGTAATTGTAGGACGACCCCCGGGATTAGTGGGAGCTTCACTGGCACACACAATACTACCATTCTCAATAAGTCCAAGCCAAAGCCGAGGACGAAGATTGAGAAGATTACCCACCCATAACTGAGTGGGATGCATAGGCCAATTGCAGAACTTCTTGTGGTGAGAACCACTAGTAGAAATTTGTGCTTGACCCCAGATAGTAATGAATAAGCCTGACATCTTAGCTCCATTAAAGATATTCACGTTATGCTCCGAACCAGAGTTACGATCATATACAGTTATGGAGTAAACCAAGACATGCTCTCTAACCGACCTCTTGGTGAAACCAAGAAAGTCAGCAAGAACGGAGACAGAAACAGGAGTTTTAAAGCTCATGATTCTGCGCTTAACCTCGTGCGAACAATCCCCAAAAGATTTTGGGGCAATCACTCTATCGAGTGCAGGTGCAATAGTAACCTGCTCAAGATCAACCATGAGCTTATGGGAGCCCAGGGGAGTGACATCGCGGTAAGAAGCAACGTCTCCATCAGCTGTAGCTATGGAGACCACGGGCAGATGAGAAGCAGGAGCTTTACACCCGAGAGCTCGGGAATGTTTAGCTGCACTCTCAACTGACGCATTTATCTCATAAATTTCATTGCGCCAAGGTTTCGGGGGACAGAGGATACTCTTCTTTGCGAACAAAGGTAAAAAGTACATATCACCACGTTGAGTCATGCCTTTCAGCAACAACTCAAAGATAACGCGCTCCAGAACACTGATCGCGATATCTGAAAACTTAGTGGATAACTGCAGGAAAGTGAATTCAACAGTATGCAACATCCATTCAGAGATAAGGATTGCTTGGTCCATAGAAATAAGACCAGTTT